TTGAACCTGAAGTATATCTGTTGTGGACATAGCACCTAGTCCTGTGTAGTCAGTGTCAACACCACCTGCAGCATCTCTAGCTCTTATAGTAGGCTCTGAGATACTTGCCATAATGTCTGATCCTTTTCTACCCATGATCTCAGATGAGTAAACATCATATCGGATCTCATCCATAGATGGAGTTCCAATTAATTTTCCTAAGAAAGATCTTTCCTGTGCAGGAGGATCTATCTCTGCACCCTCTACAAAATCAGGTGCTGCTTTCTTAATTAATTCTGAAGCAGTCATACCTGTAGATTCGTATCCCTCTGCCATTGTTACTGCACTATTTAAAATATTAGGAGTAAGTCTACCAGATTTTAATTTATAGTTTTGGGCAACGGTATACAGACTTAACATTTCTTTTGGATCTGTATCTAAAAGAGCTAAAGCCCTGTCTTCTTCAAGTCCGTTGCCTGTTAAGTAATCATAAGCTTCTTGTAATTGTGTTTTAGATTTCTTTACTTCGTTACGCCTGTTAAGACCTGCTGTCCACAGGTACTCCTGCATAGCGTCAGATGTTTTTCGAGTATACTCTCTATTTTCTTCTAGTCTATCTGAGAGAGCACCAAAGAAAGCACCTCTTCTTACTGCTTTTAGTACCATCTTATTACCTCGCCATTAAACCTTTTGATTTTTCTTCTGTCATTTCTTCTTCAGGTTTTTCTTTCACTGACTCAGCAGCTTCTTTTAAAACTTTAAAACCTTCATCTCTTTTATCTTTTGGTGTTGCCTGTACAGCACCCATGAGCATAGCAGCACGTTCTTCAGTGCTCATCACATCACCTTTAAAAGTTTCTTTGTACTCTACACCTGCCATGTCTGCAGACTTCATAATAAAAGATCTGATAATAGGCTCCGCTATTAAGCTTACATCTATACTGTGAATACCACTGGCTACTGCACCTGACATCATGGAATCAGACAATACCTTTGCAGGTACTCCAAACTCAAGGGCATCAAGAATATTATCTATTACATTTTCTTGTGATACTCTATCCATGTGATACTTTACAGCATCGTTAAAATCTACTAACTCAGGTGGTCTTTCCCAAGGGTAGTTCTTTGGATAATCCGTAAGAGATTGTCCTGGTATTGCTGCCATAAGTGCTGCTTCTGTCATTTTCTAATCTTCCTTCTTGTAGCCTTGAGTAAACAACTCAGCTTCAGCTTTTCTACGTTTTGTAAGTCCTTCTAATTCTTTACCATCAGAAGTGTTATACTCTAAAAGCATGTATGAAATTTCCTCATCGCCTCTTGTACCATCTTCAATTAATTTATTAAGGTTCTTTGGCCCTGCATTATAAGTAAAACTAGTTAGTGCATCAACTTGATTGTCAGACCAATTGTAATTATATTTCTTTTTAGCTTTTAAAACATATTCTTTAGCTATTTTTATATCTTTATTCATAGCTTTTAAAGCTTGTTCTTTAGTTATTTTTTGGTTAGGCCCAGATGCTTTTGTACCGTATCCAATAGCTAACTTACCCACATCATTGTAGGGAGTAGATCTAAAACCTTCAAATCCTGCAATAAAACTTGCTACATTTCCTGAAGTTTTAACATCAGGGTCTTCCAAAGGGGGTTCAGTTTCTATAGATCTAGTGCTTAAACTAGCTTTCTTTTCTGTTAACTCTTGTTGTTCATCTAAACTTGCTATAGCTTCCATCCAACCACCTACTGTAGCAAGGAGATTATCATAGTCCTTACTACTAGATTTTTCTTTAGAGTCATTTTTGTTGCTCCTCATACCTTCTCTAACTTCATCAGCATCAGGCACTGAAACCTTTTGAGCACCAAGTCCTGATGATAATTTATTTATAACACCAGGTTCCGCTATACTTAACTCAGGGTTAAGTTGTTGATTTAAATTTCTTTTTGCTATTATATCTTGTCTATCATCTAACATATTCTAATCCTAAGTTATAAACCTACTATAGTTGTAAAGAGATCAAAAATACCTCTACCTTCTTGTCCTGCAGCTTGAATCTGAGCTTGTAATTCTGCTACATCTATTGAAGCATCAGCAGCCATCTTCTGAAGTATAATACTGTTAGCTCTTTCAGAGTTACCCTCTGACACTTGGAAAGCCATAGATAACATATCCCTTTCTCTCTGCCATATTGAGTCAAGGTTACTAGAAGTCAAAGAGTTTATAGTCTGAGCAAAGTTCATGTTGCTTTCATTCTGTGCAGCAGTGTTAAGTGTAGCTAAGTTCTGTCTCCACTGAGCGTTAGCCTGTGCTATCACCAAACCATTCTGTGCGTTGAACTGATCACGTTGTTGTTGTAACCCAGAGTTAAACTCACGTAAAGCGTTAACACTGTTTATGTTAAACTGATCCATAGCATTTTGTTGTGTAGAATTAAACTGTCCTGTTTGACTAGCTAAGTTAGCAAAGAACTGATTGGTCTGATTATCGTTTGCTGCATTAAACTGTTCAGATGCGTTATCTGCAGCCTGATCAGTAAACAAAGCCTGTATGTTTTGCTGTGCTTTAAACACTTCTGTTTGCTGTTTGTTAGATAGGTTAGTCATATCCATCTGTAAGAAATTCTGGGCATTTTGTACAGCAGCTTGTTGTCTGTTAGATAAGTTAGCCATATCAAGTTGAGATAAAGCAGCAGCCTCTGCCATAACACCTGCCTGTTTATTAGACAGATTGTTTAACTCCATAGTGTTAGCTGCACGAGAATCCTCTAGAGCTATTTGCTGTTTGGAATTAAAGGTCATGTTGGCTACGTCAGCAATCTTAGCTGCGTTCTGCACACGAGCCTGAAACGCTTGATCAAACTCTTGGCCTATAAATGTAGCACGTTGTTGTGCAGCAAGCATAGCACGTTGCTGTCTGTTAGACAAGTTCTGTGCTTCAAACTGAGCCTGTGTCTGTGCATCCATTTGAGCAATAGGTAGTGCAGACTCCATAGCAGCCTGAACTATTGCTTGCCCTGCCATAGAAGATGCACCAAGACCTCTTGCAATCATAGTACTCGTAGCGGCTCTCATAGCACCTGAAGCCCAAGCAGGTGTGTTACCACCCTCGAACTGAGCCATCAATCCTTCTAGCTGACCTTGAACTGTAGCCTGTTTACTTGGGGTAGCAGTCTTAGCTTCTTTAGCTTCAGCAAAAGCTGCAGCAGTCTCAGCGTTAGCAGAACCAGATATAATTTCACTTTCACCTGTAACAGGATCTGTCTCTAGTTTTCTGGCTGTAGGTCCAGTTACATCTATTGCATTACCTTGTGCAGCTTTTATGTCTAAAGAAGAAGTACCCTCTTTAGGATCTATCGTTGAACCAGGAACTATAACTCCTTGTGCAGGTTTTAGTTTATCAGTTTGAGTTTGAACATCTGGTGCTACAGAAGTAGGGACCATTTGAGACACTGTAGGCATTATAGGCATAGCAGACTGTTGTACGTTACCTACTGTAGCAGCTTCAGCAAAAGGAGCTATAGGTGTAACTTGACCTGCATCAATAGGTACAAAGTCAGGAGCAGTTGGTTGTATAAAAGATGGAAGTGCTTGGATAGGCTGCATAGTTTGACTTACCAAGTTGGAAGTCATTTGAGCTAGAGGATTAGGTGCAACAGGAGCAGGAGTAGGAGCAGGTGGAGGAGTAGGTGTAGGCGTAGGTATTGTATAACCTGTTGGATTTTTTTGATACTCTACAAAATCAAAACCTGTAGGTGGCTTAAATACTTTTGTATCAGGACCAGAACCATAATTATATACCCCTTTTCCTGCAAGATTTTGATTAGGATATTTTGCTATTGTAGCTTCATCATAAGGAGTAAATCGTAAATCTGTAGGTATACCACCATTAGTAAACCCTCTAACAGGTCCACCTTGGTACATCTGCTGTATTGGTTGAGACATATTAGACATAGCTTGTCTGTACTTACCCATACGTGCAGCAGCAGCAGGGTTAGCTGCTAGAAAGTTATTTAGTTGTTGAGGTGGCCCATCAAATCCTAAAAACTTTTTAGCAAGAGAGACATCTCCACCTTCAGACATTGCAGTAGTGGTTGGAGCCTGAGTAGTCTTTTGTCTGTAAAATCCTGGAGGAACATAAGTAACAGGTTGACCGTTAAACTCTGTAATCATTATACGTTGACCTAGATCATTAACGTAATAAACAGTCTGGTATCCAGTTGTGTATTGTTGCCCAGATCCAGGGGCAGTAGTAACAAGTGTTTGTGGTACAGCACCTGCAGTACCTGCGTAGTGTGTCTTATAAGTTACTTGACTTGGAACAGCACTTGTTCCTGCTGTTGCCAGTGGTGCAGAAAAAGTTCCTGGAATAGCTGCCATAGGAGCAGGTAATCCTGCAACATAACTTGTTGTTGGAGATGTTATAGATGTAGGTACTGGAACTGAAGGTCCAGAAGAAACAGGAGCAGGAGGAGCAACAGGAGTTGGTTGATAAGTTACAGGAGATACTTGTTGAATAGCTGTTTGTGGAACACTAGGATTAACAACAGCTACTCCACCTGCAGGTACATTTTGGACTTCTGTTGCAGGAATAGTAGGTACAAAATCCCCACCGAATTGTGGTCCTGTTGGCCCAGGTACACTTGGACTTATAGGAACTGGAGCAGGTGCAGGTGCAGGTGCAGGTGCTCCTGGCACTGGTGCTCCTGGAACTGGTGCAGGTGCAGGTGCAGGAGTAGGTGTAGGAGTAGGTGTAGGTGTAGGTGTAGGTACAGGTGCTCCTGGTGCAGTATTTAATGCAGCCAAAGCATTCATGTAAGCAGGACGATTAACACCGTAATGAGTATCGTAAATATCACCCTCACCAATTGAAGCAATAGTTTCAGGTGATGTAAAGTCAGTCGGTTTTGGTTCATAACCTGCAGCTTGCATTTCTTCTACTTTTTGATCAATAGTAGCTCTAGACGCATCAATCGCAGCTTGAGCTTGCTCCTCAGTCAAAACACCTTCCGCAACCGCATTAGAGATTACATTTGTCTGTCGTGTAGCTAGATCTTTCTGAACAGCCTCTAAACTATTTTCATAAGCTTCCACAATGGCAGGATCTATATCAGGTTTAGGAACCGCATCATACATAGCTTGGGCATCTGCCTCACTATAACCATAATTATCCATTATTGCCTTAACAATACCTTGTGTCATACTTTATTCCTTTATTTACCCATTGTCATCCACACTGCACCTGCAATAAACGTCAGCAGTGCGACAGTGGCTAATTTAACTACAGTAGACCAGACAGACCTACGTGTGTCTCTCCAAGCTTCTAACAGACTTCTCATCTCTATGATGTCTCTGGCTGCATCATCATCAAGTAACCCAATAGAACGCAGTGCCTCTTTAGCACCACGTCTAGCTGCGTTGTCTAGCATTTCCTCTAGATCGTCAGGGGTAAGTTTGATGTCACTCATTACGTTTTATCCTCTAACTGTGGTGTGTTTGTCAAAGATGTTTTATCTAAGATGTTAAACCCTCTGCTGTTAGCAAAGTTACCTGGACAGTGAGCCCACTTGTCAGCTAACTGCTCTAGCCAATTTACAGTGTGGTGATGCTCTGGTGCTTTACCGTCCTGTATTGTTTTGTTTTCCCACTCTAGGTAAGCAAACACTTCAGCCTGTGCCTGTGCTGCATTAATACCTAAGTCAAACAAGTATATCATATTACCTTCATCAATAATACCCTGTCGTGGTCTAGCACTGTTGAGTGCTTGCTTCATGCAAGTCATAATATGGTACTTGATTTCTTCTAGCTCGTAGTCTTCTTCTGTCAGTTCTTCTTTACCTATCTTCTCCATTAGGTTGTCGTACTGGTTCGTAAAGAAGTTTAGCTTACGTACTGCAGCCTCAACGTAACCACGAGAGCTTGCTGCGTTAGCTTGCTTCTCTGTTATCTTTATCTCTAGCATCTCTTGCTCTAGTGGGTCAGTCTCATCTAGTAGCTTACGTTCTAGCTTCTTTAGTTTTACTTCATCCTTCTTCATCTTGAAGTAGGACTCTTGTAGTGCAGACTTAGTTTTTTCTATCTCAGCTAAACTGTGCTTAATAGAACGTATAGGTGTGATAGCTGTAACATCCAGTGTTACACTCATCATCTGTGAGTGAGACTTGTAGAAGTTACTTGATGCCTGTCGTATAGCAGGAGCATGGTCTTTGATATTAGCCAACATAGATTTATATTCAGGCTTTGACATTGGTAGCTGAATGTCTATGTCTTGTGTGACCAGTTGTGTCTGATCCTCGTTGTAATTTTTTGATAAGTCTTTTAACATTTTAATCCTTTGTGTTATGATATTGCTGCTATAGCATAGAATATGTAGTCACCATCAGTAAGGCTAGAGGTAGTAGCAAATCCACCTGAGTAAGGATCAACTATATCTGCATTTGAAACTTCTGCAGAGTCATCATTTAAGTAAAATGATTTATCATTTCCCGAAACAATGCTTCTTAATATATACCAATTACCTGTATCATCTGTTCTTTTAAGTATTACTAATGAAGGAGTGTCTCCCGAAAAACCACACGATACATTTGTAGCTCCACTTTGAGTAAATGAACCAACTTTAGATATATCTGCTACAGTAGCAAAAAGGTAGGCTATGTAGGTTCTTGCAGAAACATTTACATAAGCGTCTGTACCTACAGTAAATGTAGTAGAAGACGCTCCAGTAACTCTATTAGTTTCTGTACCATAAGCACCGTTTAGTTCTAATCTAGCACCTTTACTAAACCCTTCAGTTTTGTTATATACAGCCCATCCAACGGCATTACTTCTTGTTTTTACCCATATCATCTCAGGTTCAACTCCAAGATTATGACTTACGTTTAAAGATGATCCTGTGCCTGTCCATGTGGCTAAGTCAAAATAACCTCTGGCTCTAGCCCACATGTATGATACATATGTAGCAATCGTACTAGTGCTGTTCCACCATCCATTGTTAAAATCAAATGCGTAATCAGCACCACCATCTGCTTGTGCATTAGCTGCGTTCATACGTAAATATTGTGGTCCAGTTAAACGTGATGCAATATATCTATCAGCAGTACCATTAGTAATTCCATAAATTCCCATATCTACAGGAAAACTTGATCTATATGCAGGTGCTGCACCATCTCCTGTTGAACCAAATGTATCTATATTAAACACACTAGACGCTGCAGTTGGGGTTTGCATACCACCACGTCTTATTGCCATGTAGATAAAAGTTTCAGATGGGTCTATAATGTTTGTTCCATCTGTAACAAAACCTGTGGGTGTTGGTGTTATAACAGTATTACTAGTTCCTTCAGCATTTAAAAGATTAGCTGCTAACCAAGCATCATTTGAACCATTTACCATACCACGCATTATGTCAACTATAAACCAACTGCTTCCATTGTGTGTACCTTTAAACAACACCCATTGTGGCTCAAACCCTAAGTCTACAGTTGCTATACCATTTGAATCAGATGTGAACGAACCACACTTAATAATATCTTGATCTCCAGGTTCACCAAAGCCACCGTCATCATCGTTGTGTGCGAATAGATAGGCTACATATGGAGCACTATCTACACTATGAGTTGTGCCAACAGTAAACTGTGTACTTGTAGGCTCAGTATCTCCCCAATAAGTTGCATTATCATATCTTCCATCAGTTAAGTTTAAAAACACACCGTCAGTTGCGTCAATGCTTCTATGTTTAATGCCCCAATTACCTGCATCATTTAATCGTTTTACCATAATCATTCCAGGCACTGAGCCAAGGTTATGATTTACGGTTTGGGTGGAATTGTCTCCAGTATATGTAACGATGTCAAAAAATTTAGGTTGTTTTCTAAAACTCCAGGCAACGTAATCGTTTGCAGCAGCTATATCACCACCATCCCAACCGATAGAGAATCCGTTATTTAAAAATGTTAATCCGTCAGCACCTAAACCACCACTACCGTTAGAACTACTAGGTATTAAACTTTCATTTGTACCTCTCACTGTGTCTATAATACGTGCAGCTTGTGTGCTTGATCTAGATTTAAACCAAATAAGACCACCTTTACCTGACATATTTAAACCTGTATTAAAAGTTTGCGTAGCAGTAGAATTATCCCCAGTATACAGAGTTGTGTTGAACAAACCATCAACAAAAGCAGAAGGGTTAACGTTAGCTACGTTAGGCCAGTTACCACCTTTGATAAGGTCTAGTGCTTCATTGATATCCCATATACCTGACGCTTTGCTATCTTTAAAGTTACCATCAGGTACTACTTTAGAAGAAGATATAACGTTAGCTGTAAAGTCTTTAGTTGACATTAAGCTATTCCTCCATGTGCAGAAGATGTTGCAGCAGAAAATCTACGGCCTACTACCCCATCTCCAAAGTCGGTAGCATTACCTGTAGAAGCTATCGTAACAGATTCTATAGTAACTATAGCAACAGCCTCTCCTGCTTCTCTACCATTTATAAACAAACCTTGAGTTTTATTTGCTGTAGCAGTAAGTGCATATCTAGCAGCCGTTAAATTTCCAAAGTCTGTAGTGTTACCTGTACTAGCTATGGTTATGTACTGAATTACATCTGAAGCACTAGAAGGTATACCACCTCCAAATATTCCTCTTGTAGAACCTGCACATGCAGAAAGCTGTTGATTAGCCGCAACTAAGTTACCAAAATCTGTGACATCGCCTGTGCTACCTATTGTTACATACTCCATTACATCTAAATTAGAACCAGAGTTTCCACCACCAATTACAGCCCTAGTTGCACTAGCTAATCCTGATACATAGTTTTTAGCTGCACTTGCATCACCAAAGTCTTGTGCGTTGCCTGTAGAAGCTATTGTTACGTAATCTATTACGTCACTGTTTCCACTACCTGTATTTCCACATGCTGTAAGACTACGTGTTGAACTTGATGCTCCTGCTGCACCTCCTCTAGCTACTGTTAAGTCTCCAAAGTCAGCAGTCGTACCTGCACTAGCTATAGTAACATATTGTATTACATTATGCCCACTGCCACTAGGATTACCACCAGAAAATAAACCTCTAGTTGAAGAGCCTGACCCTGCAGGTTCTCTTGCACCAACTCCTACATCACCCCAGTCAGTTGCGTTTCCACCACTACCAAAATTTACTGTGTCTATTGATGCAGCGTCATTACCCCCAGATAATAATGTACCCATACCAAAAACAGCAATGTCTGGAGGACTAGGCCAAGCACTAGCATACTGCAACTGTGTTGTGAGTGACCACACGCCATTAAAGTTGGGCATTATGTAATACCCCCATGTGAATTTGAACAACCTGCAAGTAATCTTGTTACTGCTGTTAAATCACCAAAGTCAACAGCATTTCCTGCTGAAGCTATAGTAATATATTCAATAATATTAAGTTCACCAACACCCGATAAAATTCCACCTGCAAAAACACCCCTTAAAGTTGAGGATGCAGCACTGAAGTTTTGACGTGCTGCACTAAGATTGCCAAAGTCTGAAGCATTGCCTGTAGAACCTACGGTAATATAATCTATAACATCCACTGCATCTCCTGCATCTCTGCCACCTGCAATAATACCTCTAGTTGCTGAAGCACAACCAACTGGAAGCTGCCTTCCTACTGTTAAATTTCCAAAATCAGAAGCGTTACCTGTAGAAGCTATTGTTACATAATCAATAGTGTCTTCAACATATGGATCAGCAGCAATTTGCCCTCCTGCAAAAAAACCTCTACCTGCGGATGAAGCACCTGCTGCCAAACTATTACGTGCTACTGAAAGATTACCAAAATCAGAAGCGTTACCTGCTGAAGCCATAGTTACATAATCAATAGTGTCAGTGCGAGCACTATTATCAACCCCTTTTGCGTATATACCCCTAGTGTCATTAGAAGTTCCTGCACCACTATTTGCTATTGTAGAAGCATCACCAAAATCTGTGGCGTTGCCTGTAGAGGCAAAAAGAACAAAATCAATTACATTTACACTAGCACCAGCAGCATTTTGCCCTGCTGCCCAAAGTCCTCTGGTAGCAGAACCAAAACTAGAAGGATTGTATCTTGCTACAGTTAAATCACCATGATCTGTAGCGTTTGCAGTAGTAGTTATAACCACAGATTCTACAGTATTATTTGGACTAGTGCTAGTATAACCACCGCCAAATAAAGCTGTTGGTGCTGCAGTAGGAGTAAAACTAGCACTAGCAACACTAGGAGCAGATGTACCATAAGCATTTACAGCCCACACTTTAGCTGTAGCTGCAGTACCTGCTGTAAGACTACTTACAACAATAGGTGAAGATGACCCTGTATTAGAACCTGCACTATAGTCAGTACCGTCTGTACTAACTTGTGCAACAAACCCTGTGATAGCAGACGTACCTGCATCAGTAGGTGCAGTAAATGCCACACTAACAGATAATGAACCTGCAGTAGGTGTAACTGCTGTAGGTGGATCAGGAGCATCTAATCCATCAGTACCAATAAAGCCACCGTTCTTATTAGCCATTATTATGCATCATCCATCAGTTCAAAGCTACACAAGTATGTTAAGTCACTGTTTGCAGAAGCTGTAACTGCAAGTAAGTCTGTCTCATCTAAGTAAAACCCATTGTCTTTACCTACAACAACTAGTGTAGCATCAGCAGGTACAGATACAGTTTTAGCAATGGCAACATAGTTTGATCCATTGTCTACACTTACCTCTACTGTAACATCAGCAGCGTTAGTACCATCAATGTTAGATATCATAAGTGTGTTTACTTTAGCAACTTTATCTGCAGCGACATCAATAATAGATGCCCTACTTGTTGTTACTGCACCTGCTACTGTCGTAGGTGTAATACTTGATACATTAATTAGATTTATTACGGTCATTTACCTTTTCCTTTATTACCCGAATACAATTGCCATAGCGATAGCAAATCCTTTAGTGGCTGCACTACCTGCAGCGTAAGTTTTTACATCTGTTGCAGGAATAGTTTTCATTGTTCCACCATCATTAACAACAAAACCATCAGCATCTGCTACTGTTATTGAGCTACCAACAGAAGTGCCACCGTCTAGTAAGTTTAGTTCTGATGCAGTAGCAGTTACTCCATCTAATATGTTTAACTCTGCAGCAGTAGATGTTACATTAGTGCCACCGATATCTAGTGTTGTCAAGGACACTTCACCTGCAACTGTAACAAGTCCATTAGCAACAGTTATCAAATCTGTGTCATCTGTGTGACCAATAGTTGAACCGTTAATAAGAACATTATCAATATCTAATGAACCACCAGATATAAGTCCTGTAGTAGTAATAGTAGAAGAACCTGTGTCAATAGTTCCAAACCCAGAGGTAATACTACCAGAATTTAATGCTCCTACTGTAGTAGCTGCAGTAGTTACAAGGTTAGGCATTGCAGTTATTTCATCGTCAAAGTACGCAGCAAGGTCTGTCACAGCTACTTGAACCATAGTGCCGTTGTCATTCATAACAACACGATCTGCATCTGCTACTGTAGTTGATGTAGCAGAAGTACCACCATCTACTATGTTTAACTCTTCTGGTGTAGAGGTAACTGCAGTGTTACTTGCTGCAGCTAGTACAGGTATAGTACCACTTTGGTTAGGTAAGTTAATAGTACGGTCTGCTGTAGGGTCTACAATAGTAAGTGTAGTTTCGTGTGCATCTGCTGTAGCACCTTCAAACACAATAGCGTTAGCTGCTTCCATAGTAACAGTATCAACTGTGGTAGTTGTTCCTGCTACAGATAAATTACCTGTTATAGTAAAGTTACGTATGCCTGTATAGTCTTTGTTAGAATCTAGTATGACTGCTTTAGATGCTACGGCTGTACCCACTGCTGTTGAACCAATGTCCAATGCGTTAAGTTCTCCTACTACTGCAGTGATACCGTCCAGTACGTTTAACTCTGTGGCTGTAGCTGTGACTGCTACATCCTCGTTAATCTTAGGAGAGGTTAAAGTTTTATTAGTAAGTGTGTCTGTTGATACAAGAGATACTAGTGTTGAGTTAGCACCTGCAGGTAACATTAAAGTATTTGTAACACCTGCAGAGTGAGGTTGTCCATATACTTTTTGCCCATGACTGTTGCTTTCACAGTTAAAGACTACAGCACCTGAGTTAGTGTTACCTCTTACAACAACTGTACCTGTTCCGTTAGGAGCTAAGTCAAGAGTAGCGTTAGAGGTAGTTACAATATCATTTCCGTTAAGGTCTAAGTTACCGCCTAACTGTGGTGTGGAGTCTTCTGATATATTAGATATGTTACCAGATACACCAGTACCTGCAATAATAGCACTCCTACTAATCTTTTTAAGACCACCACCAGAAGTATCTACAGCTATAAATACGTCATCATCTGCTGCTGTGCTAATCTCACTTAGTGAAGTTACTAGAGTAGGATTAAAGTTTGTACCGTCTGCAATAAGTAAAGCACCTGCAGTATTAGTAGCCATTGTAAGATCGTCACCACTAATAGTAAGATCACCACCTACAACTACGTCACCGTTAAATGTAGCCTTACCTGCAAGAGCCATGTCAATGTCAAGAGCAGTAATAGCACTAGAACCATCTGTACCTTTAATAGTAAAGTTTTTATCTGCTGTTTCTACGGTAAATACTGCATCACTAGAATCGTTTTTAAGAGCAAGTATAGATGTGCCAGAGGCTTTAAAAAACACTTCATTTCCTGCGGCATCAAGTATAATGTCACCACCTGAGTCTAGTGTAATGTCTGTTCCATCGTTAGTAATTGTGTCAAGGGCAATGCTACCAACATTTGTAATATCAGCATCACCGAAAGAAGTAGCTCCTAGTGTAGTAGAACCAGATACAGTTAAAGCACCAACATTAGCTGTGTCAATGCTACCTGTATCAATGTTAGCTGTACCATCTATGTACAGGTCTTTAAACTGTAACGCACTAGAACCTAAGTCTACATCGTCATCTGTTGTAGGGAGTATTGATCCGTTGTTAAACGTAACTTGTGTTTCACCACCAGTAGTAATTGTAATTACATCAGAGCCACTAAATGCTATGCTTGTGTTAGAGTCAGCATCACCTGAAATACTGTCTAGAGATATGTCACCTGCGTTAGTAAAGTTAGCATCACTAAGATCAAACGTACCTGTTACATCTAAGTTACCACCTACAGATAGGTTGCCCGATATATCTACTGCACCGTTTATGTCTATTGTTGTAGCAGCAAGTTGTATTTCTGTATCTGCAACAAGGTCAAGCTGACCATCTGCACTAGAGTTAATGTAAATAGCTGTGTCACGAAACTGTAGTTTTTCTGTAGAGGCAACAAGTATATCATCAGAGAACTCAAAGTAGTCCTCGTCTTCCATCCACTTAAACACACCATCGTTACTCTCACCATCAAAGGTAACTGTAATGTCAGTGCCTGTTGTAGCATCACCAATAGTAATATTAGCCCCTAGCAACTTGGTAACAGGTCCACCCTCTCCTGCTGTCCCATCGTGAGTGTGGCCTGTACTTGCTGCAAAAGCAGCTAAGAGTTGATCATATTCATTGTTGAACAGATCAGCAGTAATAACATCACCGTCTGTAAAACTAGATTGTCTCGTGTATGTATTACCCATCTAACGTCTTGCTCCTACTTGATATTCTAATTGAAACCCTTTAAGGGAATACGGTGCTGTTTCTCCACCGTCATTAATTCTTAGTGCAACAGAAAAACCTGAACCCTCTACTGGTTGTCTTACAAGTGGCTGTGAAGGACCACCAAAAACAAATTGCACTGCACTGCTACTAGTACTAAAAATAGCTGTACCAAATAAAGCAGCTACATCTGAAGTATCTAACGCATAGGGAGCAGGTCTTGCTGAGTCTGTAGATTCGTTATCATACAACATTAACAAGTCTGCATCAATGGATGACTCAGGTTTATAGTTAAGGATAACTCTTTGCATGTGTTTTCTAACACCAGTATCTCCAAAACTTAAATCTGGACTTCTATATCTTCCTAGTATTGCTGTTCCATCAAAAGTATTACCTCTTTCTTGTCTGTGAACATATCCTGAAAAGTCACCATGTATGACTCTAACATCTCCATCAACAACTAAAGTATCTGTAGCTGAAGGTTTTACTCCACGTATTTCTGCAAACTCAAATTTGTCTGCTCTTCTAACACAAATAATACCTTTTGTTATTTTTTCACCCTGTCCTACTTTTGAGAAAAATATTCTGTACTGTGTTTTATCTGGTATAACTACACTTTCAAATACTGTTGAGTCTTTAATATTAACATCAAAGATAGACTGTACGTTTTGTGTAATAGCACCAAGAGCCGTATCACCAATTCTTGCAGTAGCAGCAACAGTCCTAAGTCCATCAGGACCAAGGAATAATAAATCACCTGCAAATTCTTGTATAGTATCTTTATTAACACAACCAATATCTCTAGTAACTGGTTGTATAGCAAAGTCACTGAGAGTAGATCCTGTCATTTTAAATATTCTGTTTTCACAAAATATAAACAGTGCATCCCTAAATACTTTTAATCCAACAATGTTATCGTCTACTTTAATAGTACCTGCACCTTGACCTCCTGTAAAACCATCTTCATCAAAGGGTTCACTAAACACTAAGGTTTGAGGTGTAGTAGACTTACCTGCGTAAAACATGTGAGATTTAAAAGCTACAACTATTGTAGATCCTGCTACAGAACTTTCACTTACATCTGTTGCAGATAAAGAAGAGTTAAAAATAGTTGGAGCGTTTGTACCGTCTACAACAATAATCTTTTCGTTGCCGTCAAAGTTATATCGTTCAAAACTGTACTTATCCGCACTAGTTCTCCCAGTATCTCGTTCAGTCCAAGACTCTGACACTGCATCATCAACAGCATGATCAGCAGCAGTTGTACTTGACGTAGCACGAGTTACACCTGTAAAAGTACTGGCGGTAACACCAGTATACGTAAATAACTCATCGTTAATTTGTAATGTTCCGCTAGAAGTAAAGCCTGTTGTTGAGTCTACATTTAAAGTTCCTGATCCTGTCATACCTGTGCCAGATGCAACTTTATTTGTAAGCTCCGTAGACGCAGAACTAAATATCTTCTCACCTCTAGCTGCTACTATTTTATCTGCAAAGTTAGCAACCATAAGTATTTTTTCACCAGAACTAGATGTCTGAGGTACTTGTTGATTTACGTATTTACGAAAGCCATTTATTCTCCTGTAGCCACCCTCAATGTCAGGCTCAAAGTTTTCTAACTCTAACGCTTCACCAGGTTGCATTAGAAACGTAGAACGGTTTAAAACTAAACCACCCTCACAGTTAAACGCTGCAGGTTGAGCTTGAGAAAGATCAGGCATTATGAAATAACTCCTGCCATAAAGTTAGCAGAACCTCTAGGAGTTATAAGAACTGTAGATCTTACATACTCGTATTTGTTGATAAGCAAGCTCTGCATGTTTTTAATGCCTTGCTCAAACCTACCAAAGTTTAATTGGTACTGTTGTATCTCACCACGATATTGATAAACAAAAGCTGTAGCACCATCTACAATTACAGGACCAAACCTGTCTGGTATACTTGTAGTATCACCATGTGCAGATAGGTCAGAAGGAAATGTAAAGTAATCAAAGACTAGTGTGTATTGTTTGTCTGGGTAAGGATATAACAAGTAGTTATTATCTGGGGTGCGTACTATATTTCTAGGAACACCTCCACCATCAAACTGCGTTACTGTTGTACCATCTGCATGTAAAGCAGCAGTTGTACTGTTAGCACCCCTTGTGCAACCTGTAATATCGTTACCTGAAACAGCAGTATAAGTTACTTGCTCACCACCAATGTACACTTTACCTGATGCAGAAAAACCTGTGGTAGAAGTTAAAGTAAGAGTTGTTACAGAACTTGAGTGTGATCCGTTAAGAGTTGTTGATTTAATCTGATCTTCCTCGTTAGGATAATCTTTATCAATGTACTCATTATAGTTAAGAGAAACTAAATTATTACCTGCAGAGTTAAGATCATCATCTTTTTTAATTCTTGCAGTGTTATAGTCTACTGACTTAGTACTTGTAGGTAGGCTGTACCTTGCTACACCTGGAGTCAAAGTAGAAGAATTTTGTGCGTGGTTAAAAGAGTATCCAAACTCTCTTTGATTAATATATCTTATAGCTTCATTAACAGCATTTTTACATTGTACCTGGACACCCCTTGCACTAGTAAAATTAGTAGAGGTAAGCACTACTTCATTCATGCGTGTAATAACATCGTTAGTTAACGAAAGAAATGTCAAAGCCATATTGTTTCCTTTAGATAAGCTAAAGGGGCCAACCTAAGTCAGCCCCAAAAGTTGTTTTATGCTAAGTCACGAGCAGCAACCGCTGCTTCTGTTTGTGCAGCAGAAACATCGACAACTACTGCGTAGACACGTAAGCGTCCAGTTGCAGCAGCAGCACCTGCGATTGTAACATCGATAGTGTCAGCAGTACCCACAAGAGCCAAAGACTCAGCAGCATACGTAGAAGCTGCACCTGTGTTTACAATATTAGCTTCACCGTTACTACCTTTTACAAGGTATGTACCTGCTGCAGCATCTAGTGCCGCACCATCAATGATGTCATCTCCACCACCAAAGTCAATGTTACAAGTACAACTTGCAGTAAAAGACTTCATGATTTCAGCACCTGCAGCAATCACAATTGATTCAGAAGGTACTTCTAGTAGTTGAAAGATGTCACCGTTAGCAATAGTAGCACCTGCAGCAATCATAGCGTCAATGTCTAAGATCGCTTCCATAGTGCGTACTGTATTTCCTACTACAGTTGGAACAGCAAGAACGTCTGCACCAACACCTGCAGTAGAAGAGAGAGTCATATCAAAAGTAGCCATAAGTTATATCCTCCCCTTACGCTGCGTTATATTTAGCAGTAACCAAGGCTTCTGGCCTTAGTATTTTTCTGCCGTATAGATGCATACCACGAACAATGTCAGCAAAGCTGTCAGGGTCACGATAAGTTTCAGTCTTGCTGATTTGCTCCGCAGTTGCGACAGCAGAATCATGACCACCAACGATAACACCAAAGTTAGTAAGTTGGTTTGCAGTGCCTGATGTACCTGGACCTGTGCCTAGAGCAGGAAGGTTTGATGATACATATAGACGGAAACCATGAAAGTTATTGATAGTAAGACCGTTACGTAGTCCACCACTTTCACCGTAGTCTCCATTCATGAAGCGTGAGTCCTCATCAGAGAGTAGCTCCATAAACACTGGGTCAACAACAAGCCATCTACCTTGGGTATCAACTTGTTGTACGTCAAGCAATCGTTTCATTCTTGCAACAATCATTGCAGGTGAAACTGTAGCTGTTGGTAGAGATGTAGCACCTGGCATACGAGCAGTTACTGGGATTGAATGATCCCCTGCTGATGTTGTCGTAATGTTACCAAATGAATCTTTACGTAGCTTCATGCTTGTAAGCAACTCGTCTGAACCTGCAGAAGAAACAGACTTTGAACCATTTACTTGGTCATTTACTGTATCAGCTTTTGAGTGTAGACTTGACTGCTTAAAACCTGACAGATAGCCAAGAACTTCTTGGTCATACTGATCAGCTAGTCTGTAAGCTGCACGATCCGTTGCAAGTTGCATGAAGTTTACATGTGAGTGCGCTTCTTCGATATCGTCCATCTTAAAAGCATAGTAGTTGCTTTTATCTACGACTAACTGAAAATCGTCATCTTCAAGATCTTGTGCTGTGATGTTTGTACCACGAGCATAAGCTTGGACAGAAATTTCAGGTTCTTTAATAATACGCACAGTATCACCTTGTGCGCTAATCTCTCCGAAATAATCAGAGTTAGTTATGTCTCCTACAGTAGCAGCTTTACGGAAAGCAAGCTGTACTTTTTTGGAGTAGATTATTGGCGAAAAGTTACCGTTTGGTAAATTGCCATAACCTGTTGCGGTTTGAAAAGCCATGATTAAAATCCTCCATGATATTTGGCTTTGAGAATAAAGCTTAAACACCTGAAAGAGGCTGTACGTTTTCTAGGGTGCAGAGAGCATTCAGTTGCGCTACCGAATACTACTGGGCCTATACTTGGACAGGTAGTTCTTTGTAGTTTAGACTTTTGGGTTAAATGTATCTTTGAAGGTAGTCCTTACGGAGGCTTCAAGTCAGATACTGGTAGTTATATGCTTGACTTAATATATGTCAACCATTTATCTTGCAGAACCAGACATATCATAAACAAACTTGCCATTACGCATAGATTCGTTTATCTTGTCCTGCATTTCCTCAAACTCCTTACTAGACATTCTAGCTACATCAGACTCTTTTATTTGTCCTTGTACGCCTTTTGCGTCTACAGAAGTACGAGTTCCTTTAGCAACAGTAGATGCTGCAGCTTTTCTAGATTGTTTCTTAGCTGCTATAGTCATACCGTTGTCAATTTTAAATAAGTCAATCACACGTACAACTGACGCAGGATCATCCATATTTTCGTAGAGTGCATCCTTAACCCACTTGGGTTGTTCGTCTGCCCAGTTGTGAAACTGATCTGATTGTCTTAGCTCATCAAAGTCTTCGTGAGACTTGCGAATAACATTCTCTGACTTTATTCTTTGAGCTTCAGAGTGAGCCTCATCTAACTCTTGTAAACGTGACTCAGCCTTGTTGAACATCTCTTGAGCTTTCTTAGCTGCAATAGTTTCAACAATACCTGCTACGTCTGGGTACTCACTTGCCCACTTCTCTATGTCTTCATCAGACTTAGGAGGAACAATACCCTCACGTTTACTTTTGTTTTCTAGAGCGTCAAACTTTTCTTGCCACTCTTTTTCTTTAGAAGCTAAGTGTTTACGAATGTCACCGTAGCGTTTCTTAAAAGACTTTTCTTCAGCGTTTAACTCGCTGTCATCGTCTTCCTGTGCTTTGGTTTCCTCTGAGGTTTCTTCTTGTTGAGTATTACTCGTTGCTTGAACTTCGGAGTTCTCAGTACCATTGCTACTGGATTCCTGTTGTTCTTCCACTTCTTCACCACGAGCCTCTGCTTCTAGTCTAGCAATCTCAGCCTCTTCAGCTTCCATTTGCTTTTGTTTCTTAGCGTGGTTATATCCACGATCTACAAAACCTGCTGTTTTAGGTTTTTCCATTGTAGTTAGTTCAGGCATTTAAAGTTCTCCTTTATGTTGGGGCCAGGAACCATTCCTGGGTAGCCTTATTGTTATTGTTTACTTCTTGCCCTTTTTTTTCATTAGTCCACCTTTGTTCATCGGACCAGTAATATCTGAGCCACCTGGACCTGCACCTACATCAGATCCTGCTATCATTTGTGCACCAGAAAGTTTTCTAGCTGTGTCTGTGCTAATACCAGAAGCTTTAGCTTTTATTATTGCTTTTGCTCTACCTGACGATGTTCCTTTACTAGCTTGTTTTTTAGAAGCAGCTATGTTTGCTTTATTTTTTTGTTTTTTCGTTTGAACTAAAGGACTAGATGTAGAATCAGATTTTTTAGTCTTAAAGATTCTATCTACTATATTTTTATAATCCTTGTCTTTTTGTAATGCAGAAGCAGTTGAAGTTCCGTTTATTCCACCTTCAGGAACAAACTGTAAAGCTTTGTTGTTTTCTACTACTTTTCTTGCTTTTCCACGTAGTACTTCAGCTAACTTATCATTTCCTTCTGCTTCTGCAATAATAGCTAAAGCTCTTGTTCGTGCTACACTTTGGCCTAGTTTAATTATACCATCATCTTTTTTACCTAGATTTTCATCTGCCCATGCTACAGGGTCTGTAATATTTTCTGCCCAAGCATTAGGATCTGGTTTTGGTACAGGTGGTCGTATATTAACACCTCCTCCGTTTCCACCTATTGTTGGGGGAGTTACAGCTTTTGTTTTTGAGTATCCCTCTGTTATAAGCCTAGCTACTTCTGCTGTGTCTGCTTCACTTAGAGGCATGGTAAACATTCTTATTTCACCATTAGGACCATAGAGAGTCATACTCTCAGGAATTGCAGGTGTATCTGCAACTGGTGGTTGTTGCTGTGGTTGACCACCCATAAAACTGTAACCTGCTCCATAATTAAAAGGATCAAATGGATTTTGAGCATACATCATTTGATCTTGAGCAGGAGTAACAGGAGTAACTGGTCCTCCTGGTTGATAGCCTTGTACTTGACCACCACTAGCCATGCTTTGCATAGGCATCTGATTCTCTACAGGATTAGGATTGATGTTAGTTAAAGTTGTGTTTCTTTTTTCATCTATAGGAGCAGGTCTAGGTTGACTGTACAGTTGTTGTTGTTGGAGGTAAGGGTTTTGTACCTGACCACCTTCATTCATGTTAGCACCCATCATCTCTTGTATAGCTTGCATTTCTTGAGGGGATAACTCACTGTCGTTTATAGGACCACCTGCAGGTACAGGCTCTCCACCTATACGCCCATTGGCTTCCATATCAGCTAGACCCATCTTAGCTTGATCTCTTAGATCTTCAAAGAACTTGACACCGTAGTATCTGACAACATCAGCAGGAACGACATACTCACCCTCAGAGAGTTGTGCAGGAATATCATCTCGTACTTCTTCTGCAAGAGAGCCAGGTGGTACTTCGTTTCCTGATACTGGATCTACGTCCAGATCATCATCTATTATTCCACCCTCATCCATAAATGCCATCTTCATTTGATCGTCCATTACTGCACCGCCCTTGTTAAAAGGAAAAACATCTGGGTCTGTCTTCTTTGCATTTTTTGCTAAGACCAAATGTCCTACCTGAATTACTTCATCTGCTTCTAGGATTGCTTGTCCAGTTTCTCTGTCATAAAAGAAACCTCTTTTTATTGGGTCATACCCTACTTGTGTCCACTCACTACTATCAAAAACTTCTTTTGACATAGTGAAAAGTTCATCATCAGTACCCTCTACATATTCGCCTGTCATAACAGCAAAAGGATTTTTTTCACCACCCTCTGCTACTTTAAGAGCTTTAGAGCTATCTGTTCTTTTTGCACTACCACTTAAAGTAGGTTTTATAAAGTTGACATTTTTTAGTCTAACTGCAGCTTTGTATTTTTCTTTTCCATCATGCCTAATTGTAGGAACCCAAACATTGTAGTCAGTATATGC